ACTGCTAGCACATGGTTGCTAACAGGCGACATAAGTGCTTAAACTATCTAACCCAAACCATTCCAACATCTGCTGTAGGCCTTAGATTAGAGTTTTTCCATTCTCCATCAATCCACCTTTGAGAATTAGATTTTACCCATTTTGTTAGGCTCCCTATTGGATACCAGTTTAGTGGTTCCTGTAAATGATTTTCAATAAACTGTGGAGCAAAAAATTCATAGCCAAGACCCTTTAAATATTTTAATTGTTTTTCATGTTCAGGAAGAGTTTCGTAAGTCCATTCAAATGTTATTTTTCCATATTTTTCTGTCATTCCATTAAATACAGACCACTCAGCACCTTCAACATCTATTTTGATTAGATCAGGATTTCCGTATATTTTTGCAAGGGTATCAATAGTAATAGTTGTAGCATTAACAGTCCTGTATTCCTTACCGTTATAAGGCATAGAAGGGTCTGTAAGCCACGATTCCTCTATAGTTGATAGTCCGTCCTCAATGCACTCGTAAAACTCTATAGATTCGTTATCTGAATCCGATACAGCAAGTTTAACTGGAATAACCATAGGATTATATATAAAGTTTGAGACTAATTGTTTAAATACTCTTGATCCAGGTTCTAGTGCTATTACTTTATACCCTTGGGATAATCCAGCAAGAGTTGCATCTCCTCTATTTGCTCCAATATCAAATAGCAACATTTATTTTTTCCAAATTGCTTTTAATAGAATACATGTATGGCTCAGATATTTCAGGATTATCTTTTAGTGCAGTTAATAGCATTATAGATTCTTTAAGTCGGCCAATCCACCAAGCAGCAATTGCTTTTTGAAATGTTAAAGCATATTCTGCTGGATAGTCAACATTAATAGGAAGACTTTCTTCTTGCTTACTAAACATCAATCCAATTTCAGCAAATGTATAAGACTCTTGCCAATTAGCAGCACGTTCATGGAATCTTGACATTAGGAAATATCCTTCTGGTCTATCTGGAAGATATTGAATTGCTTGAAGTAGGCAATTTGTTATTGTGTTATTTCTATCATTTTGATCTTCAAAACAAATTGAGACTCTAAGTAAAGATGAGTAAGCAATTAAAGGATCTGAAACATAACCATATTCTGCTGCTCTTAAATAAAATGAAACAGCAGATGCGGTTTGTTGTAGTTCTTCATATTTCTTAGCAACCTCAAAATTTAAAGACGGGTTAAAAGGATCATATGAAAGATCATAAATAAGATTCTCAATTTCCATAAGACAAAGCCTCCAATATCATATCTTCAACAACTAACTTAGGTGTTCTAAGCACAAATGCAGCATTATCTTGGAAACCAAAAGATATTAAAAGGTCTCCGTTATGAACTGCTGCTCCTGCACAAAATTCAATGCGAGCATCTAGAAACGAGAATGGCTCTTTAGATAATCCAACAAGATTTAGTTGATCATCCCAGACACATAGTCTATGTCTATAGATACCGTCTTTTTGTCCAAGATAATTCTTGAATAGATTCACTTCATGAGTAATGGATAAATACATGTTTCCCCAACGAACTAAGTGAGACCCACCTCTTTGATCTGTTGGAGGAATAATTCCAGTCTTATGTGATACCTGGTCACATCTTGCTGGAAGATCTGGATATGTTCTTACTAGTTCTGATGGTGCTGTCCATTTAATAAAATGATATGGTTTATCATTAACTGGTACCCAGTTTTTTTCACAATAGGATTTGTTTTCACCTGGAGCAGGAATTCTAATACGAGAAATCTCTTTAATCTCCCATTTGTCTTTATCTATTGTAATCTCAGATAATTCCATACGACCTTCGCCATGAGGTGTTGTATCTCTGCGAACTCCAACAGCATAATATTTATTATCCCATTGAACAAGGCGACAATCTTCTTCTCCAACAAATTCCCAAAGAGGCTGAACGTCTAAAAGTGAAGTATCAATAACAGAATAGTCTGTCATATTAAGGTCTTCATCTAAACGACAAACATAGTTAGTTGTTCTTAGGTTGCGATCTTTTTCTGGATGCAAATATGACAGTGGACCCCATTTTGAAGGAAACATCTGATTATTTTCAGAATGATATAGGGTATAGTTAACATGACGAAGGTTTACTAAAATGTCACCATCGCTGTCAACAAATACGGACGGATTCATTAATCCAGTTCCACTTGTAAGTCCTTTTGATATTACTAATGGGGCTAACTTGCCTCCATGTTTTACAGATTTTTGAACTAGATTCTCCATCCTTTCAGTATACCATTTCACCTAAGTTTTCGCAAATTTAGCCAGGGATTAAATGGTATAATACTTTGAGGAGGATTATTCTTAATGTCAGAAAATATTGGAAGTGCCATTAGCGGACTAACGTCCTTTAATGTCAATACCCTAGTTCCTTCACTTTCAGACAATGCTGATATTCAAGAAGCCCTCAGACTATATCATTATGGAGCACCTTCAGGAACTGGTGTTGGTGAATATAATCCATCTAATACAAATCCAACAAATCTAAAAAATCCATCAATTGCTCATGCATTATGGAAATTGCAAGATGAGATTTCTTCTATTGTAACTGGTGTTGTTGCTTCTACTTGGTCAGCAAAAGGTTCTCTTGTTACTGCTACTGCTTCATCAACACCCGCAAATATTTCTGTAGGTGCAAATGGAACAGTATTAACTGCTGACTCAACACAGACAACGGGACTTCTTTGGAAAATTCCAGAAGTTACTGCAGCAGGATCTGAAACACTTTTAAATAAAACCCTAGTTGGTCCAGTTATTTCTTCCCTTCAACTATCTGATTCATCAATTGTTTTTGAAGGTTCTACAGCAGACTCATATGAAACTACCTTAACAGTCATTGATCCAACGGCAGATAGAACAATCAATCTTCCAAATAGATCAGGAACAGTAGTTCTATCAACACTTGAAATTAATGCACAAACAGCATCTTACACATTGGTGCTTACAGATGAGTCAAGAGTAGTAGAAATGTCAACTACTTCTGCAAATTCTGTAACAATTCCTTTAAATTCTTCAGTTCCATTTCCAACAGGCACACAGATAACTATTATTCAAACAAATACTGGACAAACTTCCTTGGCTGTTACATCTGGAGTAATATTAAATTGTACTCCACAATCTTCCACAAATGCTGGTAAACTTAGAACTCAGTGGTCATCTTGTACTTTAATTAAACGTGCAACTGATACTTGGATTGCGATTGGAGACCTTGTAGCATAATGGCTATTATTCCTGGAATTGTTTCCTCATCAACTAAGTCTACTCCACTTGCTCCAACTATTGGAACTGCATCAAATACTGGCTCTACCCGTGCATTTAACAATGGATTAGCAACTGTACCTTTTACTGCTCCAGCATTTGATGGAAAACTTCCAATTACTGGATATACAGTTACTTCTTCTCCAGGATCATTTGTTGGGACTGGAACTACTTCTCCAATAACTGTAGCAGGACTACAGTCAGCAACGGCATATACATTTACAATAACTGCAACAACAGCAACAGGTATAGGGTCTGCATCTTCAGCATCTAATAGCATTACAGCAACAACCAAGCCTGCAGCACCAACAATTGGAACTGCATCAGCAGGAAATGCAAGTGCATCTGTTACATTTACAGCACCAGCAACTGGGGGTTCTGCAATAACTAGTTACACCGCAACCTCTTCACCTGGAGCAAAAACAGGTACAAATACAACTACACCTATATCGGTGACTGGGCTTACAAACGGAACTGCTTATACTTTTACTGTTACAGCAACGAATGTTAATGGAACATCCACTGCATCATCTGCATCCAATTCTGTTTCTCCTGTAGCACCATTCTCGTTCTTTTCATTTACTCCGCCATTCTCATTTACTCCGCCATTCTCATTTACTCCGCCATTCTCATTTACTCCGCCATTCTCATTTACTCCTCCAGTATTCTACTTTACTGGACCAATTAGAGGTCTTTATGGAGTTAAATGTATTTCTGCTGATACATTTGTGAGGGTTGGAACGGGAATTGGTACTTTAGTAAATGATCCAGAAACAGGACTTGATGTATTAATTGACGATAATGGAAAGATTGTTGCAAAGAAAGCAAAAGATATTAAAATTGGAGATGAAGTTCTTTCAGTAATTTATGATGAAATAGATCCAAGCACACCAGATTATGCAGTATTCTCTTGGAGTTCTCCAGAACTTACATTTGAAGGACATACATCAACAACAATTGTTGACATTGATGAATCTATAAAAACACAAACACTGTATTTTAATGGCGACCAAACTGCACAATTTACAGCAGAACACCCAATTTTAACAAAAACAATAGATTCTTCTAATAATGAAGTTTGGCAATTTGCAATGATATCTGAAATAAATGAAGGAGACATAATTCTTAAATATAATCCTGAAACAAATGTATATGATGAAATTATTGTTGAAACTGTTGATATATTAATGAATAAACAGAATGTTTATATTTTTAGTGCAGAACCACAAGATTTAATTATTGCTGGCGATATTGTTACACACAATAAATAAAAAATGAATGTTTTATATGATGGCAATATTTTAATTGAATCAAATTTTTTGTCTGTTGAAGAATCAGAATTAATAACAAAGTGGTTTACAAATTTTAATTATAAAGATTTAGTTTCAAACGAATATGAGTTTTGGCATAAAAGATTAATCAGAAGAGATGAAACACCAAAACAAGATGGCTATGAAGAATCTTTTAATGAAATAACAGAATTAATTGACATACTTAGAATCAGATTAATTAATCTTTTAAAATCTTTTCAAAATGAAAATTGGGTTTTATCTGAATTTAATTTTATTAAAATGTGGAATGGTTCAAATCCATTTCCTGAAAGAAAAAACAAAGATTTAGAAATGTTTTATCATACAGACAATCAAGAAAATAATGGTTATACTAAAGAAATCTTTTGGGGACTTATAATTTATCCAAATGCTAATTATTCTGGCGGAGAGTTGTACTATCCAAAATATAAGTTTAAATATAAGGCTAGCCCTGGATCAATTGTTTTTCATACAGGAAATACAAAACATGGAGTTTTATTGGTTGAAGATGGTTTAAGATTTTCTATTGCCAGTACAATAACAAAAGGCTAGCACTCATTTGTTATTTTTTTTATTTAAAAGACTCATTTGATTTTACAAAAAATAACTAATATGCTATACTTTTAAAAAGGAGAAAAATATGCCAAAAGTTTCATTTATGCCATTAAGCGATCAATATAAAAAAATTGCACCAGAACCAACTCCAATAGTAATAGAAATACCACAATGGTATAAAGATCAACCACCAATTATGCAAAATTTAACAGAGCCAATTAATGGTTCTTTTCCATTAACTGTAAAAAAATGTCAAGCAATTTTTGATGCAATGACATCTGGGTATATTTTAAAAACACCATGTGACATTTTTATTGATACTACTAAAGAATCCGCAAGTATTCAAATTCCACAAAAATTAAATTTTATTGAGCATGTTCTATTGTCTTCGCATCCAGCAGACCAAGTATCTCATTTGCCATTTGATCACGAACAATATGTGTCAAATATATTAAGAATTCATCCTCTTTGGTTGGTAGGAACTGAGCCAGGATATAGTACATTGTTTACTGCTCCAATGCATAGTGAAGTTTCTCCAATTACAGCAGTTTCCGCAATTGTTGATACAGATACATTTTATTCAGATGGACACTTATCATTTTATTTAAAAAAGGGGTTTAATGGAATAGTTAAACGAGGAACCCCAATGGTTCAAATAATACCTTTTAAAAGAGAGGAGTGGACTCATGAAATTTTAAAATGTAATGAGCCATTATTAGATCAACAAAGAGCCTTAGTTCGTTCTACATTTAAAAATGGATATAGAACAAACTTTTGGGAAAAAAAGAATTATAAATAATTATGCAACCACAAAGTCGTTATGCTGATATTAAAAATAAAGAAAGCATTAAAAATAATTTTTTAAAGCCTTTGCATGAATATGCTTTAAATATTTGTCCAATGCCAGAACAAAATAAAAATATATTAACTCAAAGAGTATATGCTGAATCTCTTATTCATTTTACAAAAAGAGAAAGAATAAAAATGGTTTCAAGAACAGCAATACAGCAATACAAAAAAATGTCTTATGTTCCATATGAAATTCCAGATAATTGCTTTAAAAGTCTTTTTGCTTTTTATGTTGCTTGGTTTCCAGATATAGATAAAGAAGTTACAATTAAAAATTGTTCATCTGAAGAGTCACCATTCTACTTACCACAAGACATAAAAATTAATTTTAAAAACATTTATCCAGAGCCAAGAATTGAGTTAGAAGAAGTTTGGGTACCATTTTTTGTAAAAAAGGAATCAAAGTCAATTAAGTCAGAGTATGGTAAAATATTATTAAATGATGTAGCCTATGAAATTGAGATATAATGACAAATAAAATTAAGTTTTATCATGCAAACAATTTAGATGTACTTGATCCAGTACCAGGTACTAATATGGTTCCAGAATGGTATAAAGATACAAGCAAATATTTAAAATCTAATAACTTAAAAGATTTACAACTAGAAAATCAAGATGGAGTTGACATTGTGTCAATTAGTATCAAATTGTGTTCACCAACGTTTGATTCATTTACTTCTGGATATTATTTTTTATTACAAGAAGATGTGTTTGTTCAAAATGATGAAAATGGTGTACCAAGATTAAGTTGGAATTCAGAAGATTTTATTTTAATGAGAATCCCAACACTTGAGTATCCTATACCATTAAGTTACCATCCAATACCATATTCTTTTAGAATGAGTTTTGGAATTAAAACTTCACCAGGAACATCATGTTTAATTACTCATCCATTAAATCGTTTTGATTTACCATTTTTAGTTACAAGTGGAATAGTTGACACTGATAAAAAAATGCCTCCAGCGGATATTCGTTTTGTTTTAAAAAAAGGCTTTGAGGGAATTATTCCAAAAGGCACTCCTATTTTTCAAATAATACCATTTAAAAGAGAATCCTGGGAAATGGAAATAGATGATAATATTAAAGATGAAGAAATGTGGGAACATGAAAAAAGGAGAACTATGCTACACTCTTATTATACAAAACAATTACAAGAGAAAAAGGAGTATAAATAATGAAAGAACATAAGTTTTTTGAAACTTACTTAGATAATGATCTAAATACATTATCTATTGAACTTGAAAGTAGATATAAAAAAATCCAACAAGCAACTGATTATGGAATAAAGCCACTTTCATCAGAAGATACCGCTTGGATGAGTTCTGGAAGTATCTCAACTGTAAAATGGAGAGAATATAATGTTTTTCAGTTCAACATTGATGGAATTTATAATTTATATAAAGCCATAGGTAAAATGACAAGAGAAGCATGCGAATACTATGAAATTAATTTTGAAGAACAAAAATATATGATGCAAGGATGGTTTAATATTAACCATTCAGATGTTGGAAAATTAGATTGGCATGATCATGGTGAACCATCTGCTCCACGTTTTCATGGATATTATTGCGTAAATGCAGAACCATCAACAACTTACTATAAATTATTTAATGATCCAAATCGCATTGTAGATAATATAAATAAAAATAATCGTGCTATTGTTTCTGAAATGGGTCATCCACATGCTATGGGTGATTGGAATTGGTCTGGATCACGTATTACAGTGGCATATGATATTCTTCCACTTAAACAATTAATGCAAGGTGGACCAGAAGCGGAGCAACATTGGATTCCATTAAACTAAAAATTTTTTTATGTTCTTATGCTTATAGGGATAAAAGAATTATTGATACAATTATAGATGCAATTGATTTAGCAGACAATGCAAATCAAATTGGTATTTCTATTGCAATTCAAGATAGTTATCAACATGAAATAAATTTATCAAAAGATATATATAAAAAAAATATTCATTACTACCCTTGGCAAAATAGAATGGGTTTTGCAATACATAGAAATAGTATAATACAGTCTATAGATAATGATGCATATATATTATTTATTAATCCAGGAACAAAATTTATAAAATCTTGGGATACAAAATTAAAAAAAATAATAAATAATCAAGTAATTTCTTTAAAAGAAAACATTTTTTCTTTTAATGGCACTTTTATCAAAAAAGAAGATTTAGATAAAATATATTATCCAACTTATTTAAAATTATTAGGAGAAGAAGAAGATATTTCAATTAAATTATATTCAGAAAATATTTCTATTGTTTCTGGAATAGAAACCATTATAGAGCCAGGTAAAAATAAATCTTGGGACTATATACCATTTTCCGAAAATCATATGTATAATGAAACGGTTAAATTATATAAAAATGGTAAAAATAATTTTTGTTCAATAAATAATTCTTTTATAGACTATTCTACTAAATATCCTATAAAAACAATATTTTATCAAACCGATGATCCATTATATACAAATCAAATGATTGCTTTAGAAAATAGCATTGATAGATTTTTACATTATAAAAATAAAATCTAATAAGGAAACTTTTTCATCCACATCTTTGTCTTTGAACTTATTCCATGCCATGAAGACCAATTTGTTCCACCATTACTCATCCAATAGGCTATCTGAGCATTTAAAACGGGATTTAAGAGGTCTGCATTATAATTGAGACCAAACTTAGCCCTACGTTCTGGTCCCATATCTCTAAGCATATTGATTTGAAATAAACCAAATGAAGAGTCTCCAGTTTTAACATTTCCATTAAATCCCAATGGATTTCCATGAGTTTCTTTTTTGGCTATAGCCCAAGCCTCAACAAGATGCTTGCCTTTAAAGCCAACAGCAGAAAGAAGATCTTTTAATTCTTTATCTGTTAGTTTTGCAGAATTTTGATATTTTGCTAAAACATTTAGGTTCTTTTTTACCTGAACCAAACCTTTAGGCTTAGAAACCAAAAAAACCGCCTTAGCGGTTGATGTAGCAACAAGCGAAGGTTTGCTTAAATTATTTTCGGTAGTCAAGGCATTAGCCTTTCCCATAACCAATGTAAAACCAAGCACGAATGCGAGTACCCCTATTAGAAATTTTTGATCATTTTTCATAGTTTCCTCCTTAGAAAACAATAACACCTGGCAGGTGTATAACTCTAGTATAACACTTAAAAAATGTTATGTCAAATGAATTTACGCTTAAATAAAAAAACTTTTTTACTTATTTTTGAGCGTGGTATAATAGAAATACTATGGCTACTGGCTCTACTCCAATATATAACATTCCATACCCTTTGTCAACTGACCTTGTGAATGTTCACTCAGATATGCAGCAAATGGCTACATCTCTTGAAACAATTTTTGGTGTTTTTAATGTGTCTCTTTCTTTTCCAAATACTTGGACAAATGTAAATATATTTGAAGCAACATCTGTAGACCCAGTAGTAACTATTACACAGGCTGGAAGTGGACATGCACTTTTAGTTCAAGATGAAGCATCAGATACAAGCCCTTTTATTATTGATAATTCTGGTAATGTAATTATTGGAAAAACTACTGCAGCAAGCGCAAAATTAGATGTTGTTGGTAATGCTGTTTTTACTGGATCTATTACTGCAAATTCTGTTTCAGCAACAACATATTTAGGAACAACATCTCTTGCACTAAACAGATCTTCAGCAAATCAATCACTAACTGGAATTTCTAGTATTTCATTTCCTGGATCATCATCTGGAACATCAACTCTTTATGCTTTGCCAAATGCTGGAACATCAACAGTTTACCTGCCATCAACTTCTGGAACACTTATTGCAAACCCTATGACAACTGCTGGAGATATAATCTACGGCGGATCTTCTGGTGCACCTACAAGGCTTTCTGGGGGCTCTGATGGCTATGCATTAACCTATGATTCAGCAACAAGTGCTCCAAAATGGACATTGCTTCCAGTAGGTTATTCAGCACCAACAATTGGATCAACATCTATTGCTTCAGGAGCAACGGTAACTACAATTGCTGGTCTTACATTAACAACACCAGTAATTAGTTTAAATACAACTTCAAACTCCGCTACTGGTAGAATTTCATGGGATTCAACTAATAAGGTTTTACAAGTTGGAGATGGAACTGTAGTTACAAATATTGCTCCATTTACTGTAAATCAAACTGCCAAAACAAATAATTATACTCTTACATTATCTGATGCCAACACACTTATTCAGATGAATGGAGCATATGCCTTTACTGTTCCACTCAATGCTACGGTTGCATATCCAATTGGAACTCAAATAACATTGATAGCACTTACAACTGGTGCAACGGTAGCCTTTACATCTGGAATAACATCATATTATTCTCCAGGATTAAAAATAAGAGCAGCGGGATCAATGGCTACATTAATAAAACTAGCAACAGATACATGGGCTTTAACTGGCGACTTGTCAGCGTAAAGACTTTGTGATATACTTAAAAAACAAACAAAAGGAGAAATACTATGGCAATTGATTTTGGATCACTTCTTACTGTTGAACAAAAAATAGAAATTATTCAACAAAGAATTAACCAGTTTGCTTCAGAGGCATACCAATTAACACTAAATAGAAAGTCAGCAGAAACTCTTCAAAGAGAAGAACAACTTGAAATAATTGACAACAACCTTGTACTTCTTGAGTCAGCAATTTCTATTCATCAAGAAGAGTTGGCACAACTTTCTTAATTCTCAAATACTGAGACCACTTTTACAAACTTAAAGTCCTATGCCTAAACATTAGGTGTAGGCTTTTTGTTTTACGTTTGTTATTGGTTTTAATTGGTGGTATACTTAGGGAGTACTTTACAAAACTCAAAGTACCTAATCTAATTTACTTGAAAGGTAACAACAAATGTCAGATTTCTTTTCTTTTCGTCTTGTAGACGATTTCATCAATAAATATTCAGAGGTTCCAGCACCCTTTGGATTTATAGATGCAGGAGGAAACTCATTAGGAGAAATCACATTTATTCGTACGTACTCTCGTGTAAAGGAAGACGGTACAAAAGAAAAATGGTATGAAGTCTGTAAGCGTGTAATTGAAGGAATGTATTCTGTACAAAAAAATCATGCTAAAGAGAATCGTCTTCCATGGAATGACAATAAAGCACAAAAGTCTGCACAAGAAGCATTTCAAAGAATGTTTGAATTAAAGTGGACTCCACCAGGTAGAGGTCTTTGGGCATTTGGAACTCCTATGGTTATGGAAAAGCGTAACTCTGCTTCACTTCAAAACTGTGCAATGGTTTCTACTCGTGATATTGATAGAAATGATCCAGG